CGGCATAATTGCATTGCCTACGAAGGATGGGTATTTTGTAACACGAATGGACTAAAGGAGATTGTAACATGAAAATTGATCCTAACTACGCGAAGTCAAACAATGTCGTCTTTGAGGATGGCGAATGGTGGTATGTAAGTCCTGCCACAACAGGATACAAATACCGTGAACGCCTAGTCAATCACGCCAAAAAGAATACAACACGAATGTTTGTCAATGGCAAATACATTCCTAAGTCACACCCCCTGCATAAACCAGGACGCTACAAAAGTTTGGACGATGCATGGACACATCAGCAGATCAACAGTGTGCCATCTGGTGAAGTCTACGCAATCATTAACAAGGCGTGGCCTGATTGGGTGAAGGTAGGATGTGCAGCGGTCACTGAAGATCGCTTGAATGGATACCAAACAAGTTCACCCTTTCGTGACTACGAGGTGGTGACAACCATCAAGTCAGCCAATAGACAGAAGGCTGAACGCCTGATGCACCGAACCGTGGAGCAATACGCAGAAGAACGGCGTGGTGAATGGTTCAAAATAGGGGTTGACAAAATTGTAGAATTGTTTAATCTCTACGATGACCAACACATAAACAACCAGTAAAGGAGTAACCCCGATGGAAAAACTTACAAAAGATCAACGATTACAGTTGCATAACATGAAAGAGGATTACTTGGAAATCCTTCATACGCAAGTTGAATTACGCGAGAGTAATCCAAACTTGTGGCATACAATCGTTGATCAGTGGGAACAGATCAAAAATAAACTAGATGAAGATGAACATGAGAAGATCATGTCAACAGCGACAAAGGAGACAGCCTATGCCTAATTGGTGCAACAACAAACTCATCATCTCTCATGAAGATGTAGAGGTAATCAATAAACTAATCAACAAGATTGACACCGATGGGGAGTTGTTTAACAGCATCTTCCCCATGCCTGACAATACTTTTCGTGGCAACCTTGGCGAAGAAGAACGCAAGATGTGTAAAGATAAAGGCATACCTAATTGGTATGATTGGGCTTGTGATAATTGGGGAACTAAATGGGATGCGTGTCACATGGATTGGCATCGTAATGATGAGCATACCATTACCTTTGACTTTGACAGCGCATGGTCACCACCAACTGGAGTATACAAAGAACTCATGAAGCAAGGCTTTGATGTCGAGGCATACTATGTTGAGTATGGCTGTGGCTTTGCTGGCGAGTGGCACTACTCTGTCGAGGATGAGCAATACCTGGATTTGTGTTTTAACATCTACGAAGAACCTGTATCACAAGAGTTGGATGAAGTCTTTGATATCACAGCAACCCTTGCTGAATGGGCAGATGAGGAGAAGGAGTATGCATAATGTTTGAAGCAAGTAAATCTTACAGCATTGGTGTATGGGACATGACATTCTGGGTCATTGACGCAGAGACAGGTGAACCCATCACCAATGAAGATGGGACAGTGAAACTGTTTCATGCTGAGAACTATGACTATTCATATCTAGCCGATGGTTTGGATGTGAATGACCTAACAGTAGTAGATACACACAGGGAGTATAAGTAATGCTATTACATACATTCTATGGAACAGATAAGTATTCCAACCGTAAAGCGTGCGTGTTCAAGGATGACATTGGCTTTGTTGTATACATGATGCAAGATGCAGCAGTCATTGAGGAACGCACCATTGAAGGACACAGTGAACAATACGCAGAAGATTGTGCAGAGAATTGGGTATTAGGCATCATTGAAAATGATTGGCCTATTGATCGGGCAGACGATTAAAGGAGAACATGAACGATGACTAGACAAGAGTTTTGGGAATGGCTTGACACTTGCCCCGCGCATGAAGATGGTGAAACATCTGGCTGGTATAGAGGTAAGGATGAAGGCGATGGTGTTCGTATATTCTTTTACTTTGAGGAGACAGACGATGAACAGATTTCTGATTGACCACCATCCAGATGCAATCGCTAAGTCACTATGTGATCAACACATTGTGAAGATGCCACTGGAAGAAGCGCAGATGCTATGCACAGCAGTATGGCATCATGCACCTGAGTATGCAGAAGAGCATGGCTTATACAAAGCAGTGCATCAAAAGCACCCCTGCACTTTGTGGACTAAGCGCAATCGTTCTAACTATACTTTTGCCTTCCAGTTATATAACGCTATGCTGAAGGAGTATACATACCGATACGGCAAAGTTCATGGCGCATCTAAACACAAGGATGCATTGCTCAATGCTAGGCAATTCATGCCCTGGTCGCCTGCTGGTGGCTTAACGCCACACCCTCAATGCTTCAGTGGTCATGATGACTTGAAGACAGATGAACGCTGGCCTATCATGGCGTATCGCGCATTCTATGTCATTGACAAGTTGCGCTTTGCAAGATACAATAAAGGTCGCCCGATGCCAATGTGGTTGGCTGAAGGTAAAGAATGGATGGAAAGGAATACTGCATGAGACTTGAAGATAGAATAGTAGCATTGCTTTACGAGATTGAGTATCTCAAGAAGCAGATACAACCAACAGATACAGGACACATTCACACTGCGATTGCTGTGCTGCGTAACCGACTTGACCAACTGATAGAGGAGTTAGTAAATGAAGATAACACATGAGCAAAGACTGAAGTTTCTCAATGCACACAATGACTTGCGTGACATTCTTATGACATTGCATGAGTGTCACGACATTTGGATGTCCGATGTAGGTAAGTTAGAACGGCTACAAAATTTGATGCATAGTGTTCTTAACTTTGTGCCACAACGAGATGATGAAGGATGCATTCAGCACTATGCAGATTGGGTGCTTGAAGATGAAAAGGTAGACCCTGACGGCGAACAGCCAGAGATTGACTAATGGCTACTTATGTTACAATCGAGGCTGATAGTGAAGAAGAACTCCAGTTAAAAATTGATTGGTATATGACACGCTATCATCCTCTTGGATATGACACACGAGTTGATCGTAAACGATATAACGAAGATACACAGAAGTATGAAGCAGATATTTCTAGGTTATCTTCTTGCGACTAGGAGACAGAGACATGGACATTATTATCGCAGTAGTAGGCATGATTATTATACTGGCAGTATTTGGAGTTTAACTTATGAACGAACTACCGAAATATACGCTGCGTTCAAAACTTGCAAACGGTAAAGTGTATTACAGATACAACCCACCAGCAAAGTATGTGGACGCAGGTATAGTCCAGCGTTGTAATCTTGGTAATGCTCGTGATCGAGCAATCAATAAAGCCAACAAACTGAACAGGCTTATAGATGAGTATGAAGCAAACCAAGATCACATCGTGGATGCAACCAATGACAAGACTATCAATGGTCTAGTCAATGACTATCTTTTATCTCATGAATACAATGAGTTACGAGATGAGACTAAAGCAAATTATCAATATCTTTTGTCTCAGTTTTTGGAGACAACAGTGAATGGTAAGGTGTTGTCAAGAGTTAGATACAAGGAACTGACAAGCAAGATGTGCAAGATTGCCTATGATGAATGGTGTCATAGAGGTCTACATTTTGCGAACAAACTCATGGCTATTGCTAGGGTCGTATACAATCATGGACTGCGTATGGAGTATGTTGAAACCAATCCATTCAATCCTATTCGTAGGCGTTCAGCAAAGAGTAGAACAACCTTGTGGTCTAAGGAAGACATTCAACAGTTGCTTGATGAAGCATACAGCGACTTCAGCACCAGGAACTTAGGATTAATTGCACAGATGGCATACGAATGGTGTCAGCGTATTGGCGATATGCGTTTGCTCAAGTGGGATAACATAGACTTTGATCACAAGCGAGTGCATATCTTGCAGTCAAAGCGTAGGGCAGAAGTATATCTGCCAATCAGTGATGATTTACTGGAGATGCTTGAGCAGCAACATGATGACTTTGGATTTCAAGAGTATGTAGCACCCCGTCCTAATCCGATACAAGGTAAGTATGAACCATACACTATCTTCAAGATGTCTAAGCATGGTCGTGCGCTTATCAAGAAGGCTGGACTGCCTGACAACTTACGGCTGTCCGACTTGCGGCGCACTGGAACTACTGAAATGGTTCAAGCAGGTGTCGGTATTGGGCAAATCATGTCGGTTACAGGACACGCTAACCCACAGTCGGTGAAGCCATACATAAAAAATACATACGATGCTGCGAATTATGCATTGACAAAGCGAAATAGGCATGGTATAAGCACATTAGATGCCGAACAAGAAGAGGATATATATAATGTTTAATAATATATATAATATATTAAATGATATTACATTATATGTAGGAGAATCAAAGCGTATTAATTGTCCAGTGTGTAAAGGACATAAGACTTTTACGATCTCTAACATGAATGGTTCTATCGTATGGAACTGTTACAAGGTTTCTTGTTCAGTTAGTGGAAGTAAGCGTGTTGGTATGTCACCTGATGACATCAAGAACATGCAAGCAAGAAAGGATACTGTAAAGCAAGACTTCATCCTTCCAGATTTTATTGTGCCAGCAACAGGTCGTGATGATCTAATAGCCTGGTCAGAAGATTGGGGTCTTGACTTTGTAAAACTAAAACTTATGTATGACGCCAAGGAAAAACGAGTTGTGTTTCCTGTCGTGCATAACAACAAGATTGTTGACGCTACTGGTCGGGCGTTGACAAAGCGACTCCCTAAGTGGAAACGGTATGGGTCATCTAGTCTCCCCTATACTTGTGGACAAGGGAATGTCGCCGTGGTCGTTGAGGATTGTGTGAGTGCAGCCGTTGTTGGCGGTGAGAAATTTGTCGGGGTCGCACTGCTTGGCACAAGTTTGCTTGAAAGTCACAAGCAATATCTCACACAGTTCTCAGCGGCTATCGTTGCATTAGACCCTGACGCACTACCAAAGACCATCTCGATTGCAAAGCAGTTGCGTGGTCATGTACCAGACGTAAAGGTGTTGCGCCTTGATGAAGACCTAAAGTATCGCAACCCGACAGACATAGAAAAACTACAACAACTAGGAGCAACATAATGGAATTAGCATTGATTCGTTCTTTGATGAACAAAGAATTTTATGAAGATCACAGAGGCGCACGTTGTCCAGACAAACTGTTCAGCGCTGATGTTCGCAAGATCAAGAAGGCAGTGGATAAAGCAATGGATCGTTACAACAGGACGGTCACACCTGATGAGGTGCAAGCATTGTTCATCTCCAGTAACCCTTCAATCACACCTGCACAGAAGCAATCATACGATGGATTGTTTCATTCAATCAAGAAGGCAGACCCATTGGGTAATGATGTGGCAGGAGAGGTGCTTTCTCGCCTGTTTCAGCAGGTTGTAGGGGCAGAGATTGCTGAACTAGGGTTTGACTATGTGAATGGCGACAAAGCCAGCCTAGAACCCTTACAGCAACTTCTGGAACGGTATGGTGATGACTTCACTCCACGCCTTAAAGTTGAGTGGGATGACATCAGTATTGAAACAATCATCCAGAAGAATGATCTTGAAGCACGCTGGACATTCAACATTCCAACATTGCTTCGTAAGATTGAAGGCGTAAACGATGGGCATCTCATTGAGGTAGGCGCACGTCCAAACACAGGTAAGACTTCATTCCATGCCAGCATCGTTGCTGGTCCAGGTGGCTTTGCACAACAGGGTGCTAACTGTATTGTTCTTTGTAACGAAGAAAGTTATCACAGGGTTGCAGCACGATATCTTACTGCAGCAACGGGCATGACAATGTGGGAAATCAAAAACGATCCAGCGAAAGCACGAGACTTGTATCAGCCTGTCTTTGACAAGATTAAGATCAAGGATTCAACAGGTCGTGACATGGCATGGGTCGAAAGCATTTGTAAATCGTACAAGCCTGACGTAATAATTCTTGACATGGGCGATAAATTCGCTACAATGTCTGGCTACTCTCGTCCTGATGAAGCACTGAAGGCTAACGCTATCTACGCTAGGATGATTGCAAAGCAGTATGGCTGTGCTGTATTTTACATGTCGCAGTTGAGTGCTGAAGCAGAGGGTAAGACAGTCTTGAACCAGAGTATGATGGAAGGATCACGAACTGGTAAGGCTGCCGAAGCAGATTTAATGATCCTCATTGCTAAGAACCCACAAGTGGAAGGGCAGGATGAGGAAGACAATCAACGTCATCTATGTATTGTAAAGAATAAACTTACAGGATGGCATGGCAGAATACACTGTGAACTAAACTATATTATAGGAAGGTATGAAGCGTAATGAAGTTAGTATTAGACGTAGAAAACACAGTGACGCATCGTGATGGTAAGATGCACCTTGATCCATTTGAACCTGACAATTCACTTGTCATGGTTGGTATGCTAGATGATCATGGTAAGGAAACCATCGTGACGTTTGATCACAGTGAATGTGAACCTAGTTATCGTGGGCATGAGATTGTCCAGGAGATGTTGGATCAAGCAACTGTTCTAATCATGCACAATGCAGCACACGATTTGCTTTGGCTGTGGGAATCAGGCTTCAAGTATGATGGTCCTGTGTTTGATACAATGCTTGCAGAGTATGTGCTACAGCGTGGGCAGAAAGAACCACTGTCGCTTGAGGCTTGTGCTGAACGCTATCAACTAGAGACACAGAAGCAAGACACACTGAAGCAATACTTTAAGTATGGATATAGCACACGGGATATTCCACACGATGAACTCACTGAATATCTTTGTGCTGACCTTCATGCGACACAACAACTTGCACAAAAGATTTACACTAGACTGAACACAGTTTCTGATTCTGGATTGATGTCAACTGTAGTCTTGACTAACGAAGTTGCTGTCTGCCTCTCACGCATTTACCAGCGTGGCTTCAGCGTGGACATCAGCAAACTGGATGAGGTGCGTGAAGAGTTTGAAGCAGAACGAAATGAACTTGTTGATGCTTTGCAATCTCATGTCAGCAAACTTATGGGTGACACACCAATCAATCTTAACAGCCCAGAACAACTGTCTTGGGTTATCTACAGCCGAAAGGTTAAGGACAAGAATGTTTGGTCAAACTCTATTCATCCTTACATGAAGGAAACACCCTTCAAGGATTTGATCCGAAAAGAAACACAGACTTTGTACAAAACAAAAGCAGAGCAATGCAAAGACTGTAATGGCACTGGTGCTATTCGTAAGACAAAGAAAGATGGAACACCATTTGCTAAGACAAACAAATGTGTTACATGCAGTGCAACAGGTTTTCTTTTCAATCAAACTAAAGATGTTGCTGGTCTTCGGTTCAGCCCACCCAATGCTAAGTGGGCAAGCGCCAATGGATTTAGCACAAGCAAAACAAACTTAGAACTACTGGAAAAGGTAGCAAAAGATAAGGGTATGGATGATGCTGTATCTTTCCTATCCAAAGTGCGTAGGCTATCAGCCGTTGACACGTATCTGTCATCGTTTGTTGAAGGCATTCGTACACACACTAAACAAGATGGCAAGTTGCATGTCAGACTTTTGCAACACAGGACAGCGACAGGTAGATTATCTGGTGCTGATCCGAATATGCAGAACATGCCACGAGGTGGTACGTTCCCTGTTAAGAAAGTATTTGTATCACGTTGGCCTAATGGCAAGGTACTGGAAGCAGACTTTGCACAGTTGGAGTTTCGTGCTGCAGCCTTTCTTTCACAAGATGGAGTAGCGATTGAAGAAGTATCTACTGGATTTGATGTACACTCATATACCGCTGAAGTTATTACTAATGCTGGTCAACCTACAAGTCGCCAGGAAGCAAAGGCGCATACGTTTGCACCACTCTATGGAGCAACGGGCTTTGGCAGAACGAAAGCAGAAGCGGCGTACTATGAACACTTCACAGAAAAGTACCAAGGGATCGCAGATTGGCATTCCAGATTGGCTAAAGAGGCTTTGACAACTGAGATGATTACCACACCGTCTGGTCGTCAGTTTAAGTTTGATAAAGTAGAACGATTAGAAAGTGGTAGGATTACGCACTTCACGCAAATTAAGAACTACGGTGTGCAATCCTTTGCAACAGCAGACATTGTTCCAATCGCCCTACTGCACATTGAAAAACTTTTAGTTGGAATGCAATCTTGTGTAGTCAATACTGTTCACGACAGTATCGTTATTGATGTGCATCCAGATGAAGAGAGGCAAGTTATTGATATCATTAATAAAACTAACAACGATTTGCCAGGATTAATCACATTACGTTGGGGTATAGTGTTCAATGTCCCACTAGAATTAGAAGCAAAAATTGGTGAAAATTGGCTTGACACGAAGGACGTAGTATGATACAACTACGGTTCTCGATTCGGAAAGGAGTATAAATAAATGAGTGAACTCGCAGTAATTGATTCAAATAATTTTGCCATGATGTCGCAGATG